TACGTTTGATCGCGTTGACCTATTGAGACAGAGCCGCGCATTCGTCAATGCGCACAAAGCGCCGTAATGTGGTAATGTATTGAACAGCGCCACAGTCACGCCCGGAGAAAGCTCGCATAACGCGGGCTTTTTTTATGCCTACGAAAACCGACAAGCTGCACAAGAAGCCGAATAACCGGAACAACGAATTCTCGCCAGCTTTCGCGCAACGCGAAGCGGAGTATTCAGTCCTGGTTCATTCGGATGCAGAAGTAATTCGGCTAATCGGCGCGGACGATAGAACAAACTGGGAAGACTTCTCGGTTCACCAAGACACGGAGTAACGGAATGCACAAGAGCCTAATCCTCTCGCATCAAGCGGCAGGGTTGGCTCAGTCGCGCCTGGGGTTCAATCATGGGTAGACGCAACGACATCGACTGGGATCGTATCCAGAATCTCTATTGCGCTGGACAGCTAACAGTCCGTCAAATTGCCGAAGTGTGCGGAGTAACGCATCAGTCCATAACAAAGCGCGTCAAATTGCACGGATGGAAACGTAACCTTACGGAAGCCATCCAAAAGCGCACGCAGGAAAAGATCGCTCTCCTAGATGTTGCTGATCTTATCGAGTCTACGGCTAATGAAAATGCGCAGAAAAGCGCACAAATACAGATAAAAGCGATTGAGGATGCCTCTGACGCGGCGGCAGGAGTCGTTTTGCGCCACCGGAAATCATTCCGCGAACAGTTTGAACGCGCACAAAAGATAGAGAAGTTGTTCGATGACCTTCTCAAAGTGTCGGCGGCTGGTTTAGGACAGGATTCGGACAGCGAAGCGGCGATTGATATTCCCAAAGCGGCGCTTGCCTTCAAGAGCCTTGTGGATTCGCGGGCTAAGTTGGTTGAGCAGGAACGGAAGAGCTTCAACCTAGAAACGGCGACGAAGCCTGAAGATGATCGCGACCTTGATTCTTTGCCTGCTGCTGAAGCCTGGAAGATCGCAAGCGAGGCGCTGAAGTGATTTGTGGGCAAAAGTTAAGGGTTTCCCCTATGTTGGCCCGCGACTTTTGCTGCAAAGTCTCAAAAAAGACGGGTTTTAACCCTGTTTCTTGAAAACGTATCAGGAAAACCCTTAGATTATGCCTTCGACCGACATTGCCAAGCAGTTGATGGCCGGCTTTGATTGGCGCAATCCTGACTATCCGGCAATCATTCGTAAGCGCATCAAACTACTCAAAGGATTGCAGGCGCAGAAGGGCGCGATCAAGGGGATGAAAGAGCACTTCGCCGAGTTCCCTTGTGACTTCATTACGCTGTTCGGTAGCACGTTCGATCCTAGACTGGTTGAGCGGCGCATTGACCCGGTTGTACCGTTCCTGCTGTTCCCACGGCAGGAGGAATTCATTGATTGGATTGCAGCCCGTTGGAGAGGTCAGGAAGACGGCGTTGCCGAGAAGAGCCGGGACATGGGGGTGTCATGGCTAACCGTCGCCTTTGCCTCTTGGATGTTCTTGTATCACCCAGGCTCAGTCGTTGGATTCGGTTCGCGCAAAGAGGAATACGTAGACAAGATTGGCGACCCTAAGTCGCTGTTCTGGAAGATACGGGCCTTCATCAATCTTCTGCCCAAGGATTTCAGACCGGAAGGCTGGAACCCGGCAAAGCATGCGCCGTTCATGGTCATACAAAACCCGGAGAACGGGGCGAGCATCATTGGTGAGGCTGGCGACAACATCGGGCGAGGTAATCGGGTATCGATCTACTTCAAGGACGAATCGGCGTTCTACGAGCACGCGGACGCAATCGACGCGGCGCTTTCGCAGACAGCTAATTGCAAGATTGACGTGAGCACGCCGAATGGAGCCGGCAATCCGTTCTACCGGAAAGCCAAGGGCGGCAAGTTACCGCTGTTCGTGTTCGACTGGCACGATGACCCAAGGAAAGACGACGAATGGTATCGGAAGCAATGCGCCATCCTTGATCCGACCATCGTTGCTCAAGAGATTGACCGCAACTACGAGGCATCGGTGACGAATGCCTTCATTAGCGGCGAACTGGTAACGGCGGCGCAATTGAGAGGGCCGACGAATGTTCAGGCAATTGGCCGGCTTCGTGTTGGCGTTGACCCGGCAAGGTTTGGTGACGACAAGTTTTCGGTGACGATTCGACGCGGGCGCTTAGTTGTCATGCAGAAAGAGGCGCAGAACCTGGACAGCTTCACGGGCGCGGCATTCGTGAGGGACTGCATCGCACCCTATGGCGAGAGACCGGAGCAGATAGCGGTAGACGAGATCGGCATCGGGGCTGGCGTGGTGGACGTGCTAACCAGAATGCCCGAGTTCGCCGGCATCGTGGTTGGCGTCAATGTGGCTAATCGGATGGATGGGCAAGTAGCCAAGGACGCGACGTTTTCAGTAGCCGGTGCGCAGGATGTGGCGACCATCTACTACAACCTTCGCGGCTGGATGTACGGCGAGCTACGGGAATGGCTGAAAGTCGGATCGATACCGGGTGACAACGAGTTGAAAGCCGAGTTGACCGCAGTTCGATACACGTATCGCGGCGGTTCATTGTTATTAGAGAGCAAAGACGACATGAAGAAGCGTGGCATCAAGTCACCTAACCGGGCTGACTCGCTGGCGCTGACGTTCGCGCGTCCTGGTTCGAGCGAGACGACGCTAGGACATGACATTTTCCATGACAGATCAATGCAAACCGGGCGCATTCCGGCTTCAAGGGCGGGCTACTGATGGATGAGTTCAAGAAAGCCTGGGCGACCGGCAACTTCACACAAAAGCAGGGCGTGAACCCGTTGGATGGCCTTGGCGCTAACCTAATGTCGGAGTTCATCGAAGCGCAATTGCTGCGTAAGGACACCGAAGAGCGTTGGCTGACCGATTTGCGCCAGTACAAGGGCCAATACGAGCCAAGCGAAGAGGCGTTGATGCAGGGTTCCAAGGCTTTTGCTCGCAAGACCCGCGTCAAGGTCAAGTCGGTGAATGCCAGATTGATGGATATGCTGTTTCCTGCCAGCAAAGAGCGCAACTACGACATCAGTTCGACGCCGGAGCCAGTTATCCCTGCATCGAGGCGCAGAGAGGCGATTGCCCTACTGACTCAAGCCAAGGGTGGCGAAGCGCCGACACGGGACGAGATCAAGAAGTTCGTGAAAGAGATCGCCGACGACGCCGCGAGCAAGATGGCGACACGGATTGACGACCAGTTGACGGAAACCAAGTACCGGGCAGAGTGCAAGGCCGTGATGCACAGCGGTCACCTGTTCGGGACTGGCATCCTCAAGGGGCCATTGGTCGAACGGAAGGTGCGCAGTTCGTATAAGTGGATTGGGAACAGCTTCAAACAGACAACGCGGACGTATGCCGTCCCGTTTGTGGCTCAAGTGCCGATTTGGCGCTACTACCCAGACATGACGGTGACGGAACACAACGAATGCCGCTATGAATGGGAGCATCACCGCCTAAGCCGCGCGACATTGGCCGGCATGGCAGATCGCAAGTCGTTCAACCGTGAGGCAATCCTGTCGTATATCGACGGAAACCCGGACGGCAGCATCAAACAGATGACCTACGAGCAGGACTTGCGGGCAATTGGAAGCCAGCAACGGCTACTGTCGAACGCAAAGACCGGGCAATACGACGTTTACGAGCGTTGGGGCTGGGTAAAGGCAGAGGATTTGCTGGCGTGTGGCGTTTGTGTGCCGCAAGACCGTATGCAAGAGATGTTTTACAGCAATGTCTGGCTGCTTCCAGATGGTCAAGTGATTAAAGCCGTTCTATCGCCGATTGATGGCGTGCAAAGCCCGTATCACCTGTACTACCTGGACAAAGACGAGACGAGTATTTGGGGTGACGGCTTCTCTTCAATCATGAGAGATGACCAAAGCCTGATTAATTCCGGTCTGCGGATGATGGTCGATAACGCGGCAGTCTGCGCGGGGCCGCAATTCGAGGCTTTTGTACCGGCATTCCCTATTGGCACCAACTTTACCGACATTCACCCGCTGAAAGTGTGGCCGAGGTCTGGCGGTGACTTCCAATACCCGGCATTGCGGGCGCTGAACTTCGACTCGCACACGCCGGAGTTGATGGCACTGGTGAAGATGTTCGATGAACAGGCCGACGAGACGACGGCAGTTCCAAAGTTCACCTATGGCGACGGGCCGGATGGCGGCGCAGGTAAGACGATGGGCGGGTTGTCCATGTTGTTAGGTCAAGCCAACATCACTTTGAAGGATTTGGTGATCAATTGGGACGAAGGCATCACCAAGCCGTTCATTGCTGGACTGTATCACTGGAATATGCAGTTTTCTAAGGACGAAAGCATAAAGGGTGACTATGACGTAAGCGCGACTGGCGCGGCTTCATTGGTTGCGAAGGAGGTTCGCGCCAATACCCTGTCCCAGTTCTCCGCGACATTGCAGCCTGAAGAACGTCCATTCGTTAAGTGGGAGTCGTTGGTACGTCAGAAAGCCCTGGTTCAAGAGCTTGAAGACCTGACCAAGACGCAACAAGAGGTCGATGACGAGCAGAAGACGCCTGAATTCCAGATGCAGCAGAAGATGCAGCAGATGCAACAGGAATTGGCGATCAAGGGCATGGAAGCTGAACTAGGCAAGCTGCAAGCCACGATTACCCACTTGACGGCGCAGGCCGAGAAGGTAGGCGCAGAGACCGAGCGGATCATGGCCGAGACCATTGATACCAAGGTGAAGGCGGCTTACTCCGCGATGCAAGCGGCTGGCGTGATTGCCACGAATCCGACGATTGCGCCGATTGGTGACGCACTGATGAACGATGCAGGATGGGTAGGCAAAGCAGAGAAAGACGCATTGCAGGCCCAGCAAGAGCAGCAAGCCATGCTTGACGAGCAAGAAATGGCGCAGCAGCAAGCCATGCAAGACGAAGAGCCACCGGCAGAGATAGACGACATGACTCCGGATATGCTTTCACCATTGGAACCTGAGTCACCGGCAACGGGGCAAGAGGCTGGAATTGAAACGGAGGCTGTACCGCTATGACTGACGAAGACAAAGAATTCAGTGCTGCATTCAACGGCAATGAAGCAAAGCCGGCTGAATCTACGCAAGATGAAATGAAACCTGCCGAAGACGCCAAGGAAGAAGGTTACACCGAGGCATTTGGACGCATGACCGAGGACAAGTAATGAAGCAGTTTCTTGATCATGACGGACTGAACAAGCGGCTGGCGATGGCCCATACCGAGATGCATGACACATTGAGCACTGAACAGTTGCGTGTTGTGGGTGTGTGGCTTGAAAGCCTGGGTGACTTGCAGATTGCAAACATCCTTGACCGCAAGCTATCGGATATTCAGGAAGACAAGACGCGCGCTGAACTGTTTTGCGAGTTGATGAATGCGGTTTCTTCTCGAAGATCAACAGGGCATATTTTCTAGCCCTAAAAAATCCCGGCCATGCCGGATAAATTGACCCGCTTCGGCGGGTTTTTTGTTTTCTGGCCTAACGAACGAGGGAAGCCAACATGAAGAAGATGAACGACCAAGAGCAGGAATACTCGAACGCCTTCAATGGCAAAGAGGCTGCGCCGATGGAAGCGCCTACTGATGCGCCGATGGAAGCGCCGGCTATGGAAGGTGCTACCACTCCGACCGATACCGAACCTGCTTCGCCGATGGAAGAACCCAAGGTAGAAGAAATGGCAGAGCCGATTGCAACCGATGCAATGGCCGAAGACGCAACTGAACCCGCTGTCGCTGCTGATGAAGGCATGGAAATGCCGGCTGAAGAATCGGTTTCGATGGATGAAGGCAAGTCACCGGAAGACATTCAGCGCGAGAAGTCATGGGAAGGCCGTTTACGCAAGCGCGAGGAAGAGCTTGCAGCGCGTGAAGCCGGTATGACAGAGGCACCGAAAGCCGCTGGAGCATCCGAAGCTCTCGCTAAGTTGTCTGAACAATTCGGCCCTGAATTCGCTGATCTTGTTGTTCAGGTCATCAAGGAAGTCGCTGGCGAGCCTAAAGGCACGGGCGATATGGACTCCCTGCGCGAAGAAGTCGGCGAGGTCATCTCTGATCTCAAGTTCGCCATGCACAAGCGCGACATTCTCGCCGCCAAGGCTGACGCCTACGAAATCGGCGAGACGCCGGAGTTTCAATCGTGGTGCTCCAGCCAGGACGACGCCGAG